CCGGACTGCGCCGCCAGAGTTCACAGGCGGCAGAAAACAGAAAGTGAACGGAAAAGGAGGTCTGCTGTGGACAGTTAGGAGCGGAAAAGCCTTGATTTATAAGGCTTCGCAGGCCCCAAACCGGGGCAGGTGGTATAAAGTATCGCCCGCCCCGGAAAACGGGCTTCTAACCGTCCACAAAACACGATATGACAAACACGATTTACATTCACCAGCCGGAACAGGCGTTCAGCTTCACCCGGCTCCCGAATTTTCTCTTTGAAGCCCCTACATTCAAGCCCCTGTCCAACGAGGCAAAGGTGTTGTACGCCTTTATCCTGCGCCGGACAGAGTTATCCCGCAAGAATGGGTGGGCGGACGAGTACGGGCGGATTTACCTGTACTATCCCATCTGCGAGGTAGTTGACCTGCTCCGCTGTGGGCGGCAGAAAGCGGTAAATACCATGCGGGAACTGCAATATGCCGGACTGGTGGAGATCCAGAAGCAGGGCTGTGGAAAACCCAACCGCATTTTCCCAAAATCCTATGAAGCGGTTCCGAACACCGACTTCAAGAAATCCCGTTCTGGTACGCCGGAGGGCTGAAAACCGTACCCATGAAGTACGGAAATCACTCCTGAGAAGTACGAAAACCGGACGGTATATAGAAATACAAAGATTAAAAAGATTGATTTATATTCTATCCATTCCAATCCTATCCGAGCTATTTTCTGCGGGATTTTCCCTGTGGAAAACCCCGGATAGGAAAGGAATGGGGAAAGGAGCAGAATGGCACAGCACGCAATTTTGCGTTTTGAGAAGCACAAGGGCAACCCGGCAAGGCCGCTGGAAGCCCATCACGAACGGCAGAAAGACCAATACGCCAGCAACCCTGATATTGACACCAGCCGGAGCAAATACAACTTCCATATCGTCAAGCCGGAGGGACGCTATTACCACTTCATTCAGAGCCGGATTGAGCAGGCCGGGTGCCGAACCCGCAAGGACAGCACACGGTTTGTCGATACGCTGATAACCGCCAGCCCGGAGTTTTTCAAGGGGAAATCCCCAAAGGAGATACAGGCGTTTTTCCAGAGGGCGGCGGATTTCCTCACCCACCGGGTAGGGCGGGAAAATATCGTGTCGGCGGTGGTACACATGGACGAGAAAACGCCCCACCTGCATTTGACCTTTGTTCCGCTGACAAAGGACAACCGCCTGTGCGCTAAGGAGATTATCGGCAACCGGGCAAACCTGACGAAGTGGCAGGACGATTTTCACGCCTATATGGTGGAGAAATATCCCGACTTGGAGCGTGGGGAAAGTGCCAGCAAGACAGGCCGGAAGCATATCCCCACCCGGATTTTCAAACAGGCGGTTTCCCTCTCCCGGCAGGCAAGAGCCATTGAAGCCGCCCTTGACGGCATTAACCCGCTGAACGCCGGAAAGAAAAAAGAGGAAGCCCTCTCCATGCTGAAAAAGTGGTTCCCGCAGATGGAGAACTTCTCCGGGCAACTGAAAAAGTACAAGGTCACAATCAATGACCTGTTGGCGGAGAATGAGAAGCTGGAAGCAAGGGCAAAGGCCAGCGAAAAAGGAAAGATGAAAGATACGATGGAACGGGCAAAGCTGAAAAGCGAACTGGACAATTTACAGCGGCTGGTTGACCGTATCCCGCCGGATATACTGGCGGAACTGAAACGGCAGCAGCGGCACACGGTAAAGGAAAGGTGATAGATATAAGCAGAAATTTTCGCCGCCTTTGTGCGGCATTGTACCTTGAAAACTGAATATGGAGGACACTGGATGGCAAAAAGCGAAAGCGATATTTTCACACCCCGGACAGGGCAGGTCATACAAGCAGAGAACGGCACGCAGTATTTTGTATGTGGGAACAACCGTATAAAAATCTCCGAACACTTCGCCGCAGGCGGGAAGCCCCTCGGTGATCTGATTGTAGATGTGGTGCGGCATACCGCAGAAAAAGCCGCTTCAACCTGATAGCCCATCATTGATAACACGCCCACGCTTATGATATAATTGCCATAGAGCAAAAGTATTGTAAGCGTGGGTTGTTTCTTTAGAAGGAGGATTTTTAACGGTGAAACAACCTTACAATACTACGATTTACAACACGGCGCTTTATATGAGATTGAGCCGGGACGATGAAAACTATGGTGACAGCGTAAGCATTGAAACACAGCGGACAATCCTGCAACAGTACGCAAAGGAACAGGGGCTTCATGTAGTCGGTGAGTATGTGGACGATGGCTGGTCGGGGACGAACTTTGAACGGCCGGATTTTCAGCGCATGATGGACGATATGGAAGCCGGAAAAGTAAACTGCATTGTCACGAAAGACCTGTCCCGTTTCGGGCGGGAACATGTGATGATGGACTACTATCTGGAATTTCTGTTCCCGGAGAAACGGGTTCGCTACATCGCCGTTGCGGAGAATGAGGACACAGAGAAAGGGCTTTCCGATTTTGTCCCGTTCAAAAACCTGTTCAATGAATGGTTTGCGAAAGATACAAGCCGCAAGGTAAAGGCCGCTTTCAAAGCAAAGTTTGCCACAGGACAGCGTATCGGCGCCTATGCTCCCATCGGGTACAGGAAACACCCGGAAATCAAAAACAAGCTGATAATCGACGAGGAAACCCGCTGGATAGTGGAGAAGATTTTTGACCTTGCTATTCATGGCAGAGGGGCGGCCAGTATCACAAGAATACTGATTGCGGAAAAGGTTCCCACACCGGGATTTATCAACTTCCAGCGTGACGGGACTTTTGCAAACATCTATGCGGGTGCGCCGGAGGAAAAAAGCTACGCATGGACGATAGCCCAGGTCAAGAGCATTATGAAAGACGAAACCTATATCGGCCATACCATTCATTACCGGGAAACGAACATTTCCTTTAAGAACAAGCGGAGGGTACGCAAGCCCCAAAGTGAATGGGTGCGGGTGGAGAACACGCAGGAGCCGATTATCAGCGAGCAGGTTTTCCGGCAGGTACAGGAGCAGATAGCAAACCGCCGCAGGAAGTGCAAGGATGGTACAACGCAGATTTTTTCCGGATTGGTAAAATGTGCGGATTGCGGCTGGTCGCTGTCCTATGGGGAGAACAGGCAGAACAGCAAGCCTTACGGCCATTATCATTGTAGCAAGTACGGGCAGGGCACACGCCAATGCTCCATGCACTATATCCGTTATGATGTGCTTTATGCCTATGTCCTCTCCCGTCTGCAATACTGGTCGGGGCTGGTACAGCATGATGAAGAACGGCTCTTGAAGCAGCTGTTAAATGCCACTGATAAGGGACAGGCTGCCGCAAGAAAGAAGCAGGCCGCAGAACTGAAAAAGGCAGAGAAGCGAAAAGCCGAAGTCGATACTTTGTTTGCCCGGATGTATGAGGACTGGGCGGCGGGGCGTATCACGGAATACAACTTCTCTATGCTGTCCGGGAAGTACCAAAGCGAACAGGCTGAACTGGACGAAAAGATTGAACAGCTTCAATCCGCTATCGCCACTGAAAGCCAGAACGCCGTAGACGCAGAAAAATGGATTGCCTTGATGAAAGAGTGCGTCAATCCAACAGAACTGACCGCCGAACTTTTGAATATGCTGATTGAAAAAATCGTTGTCCATGAAGCGGTCAAAGGTGAGGACGGAAGCCGGGAACAGGAGGTAGAAATCTTCTACCGCTTTATCGGCAAAATTGATTGAATGATACCAATATCTTTAACTATGTGATACCGGATCATCACACTTAGAAATGATGGTGGCTTTGACATTGATGGTGAGAATGTCCGACTGCGGATGGCGCTCTCAGTGGCAAGCTATACTTACATTGGGTATGGTGATGGGAAGAGTGTTTTGAATCTTACATATGATCCGATCATAATTGGAAGGTAAATAACAGGTAAGGAGCATAGACGGGCATGAAGAAACGGCAGACATCCTCAAACTAAGAAGATGTACTGCCGTTTTCGTTTGCATTAAAGTCCTCTATTATCTGCCGAGGAAGGCATCGAATTAGTTTCTGCATTTGTAGTAAGATATTTTCATTTGATTGTCAAGTTACTGGCCCAAATGTGTTTCATAATATATGATATGCAGGACATACAGAGATATTCAATAGTAGAGAAGGAAAAATATTCCAGATACAGACTCGAAACACACCGGATTTGCAAGATTCGATTGCGTGGCACCCGTTAAAGGGCTATAATGAAGGAAGGAAATATGGGAAAAATTGGAGGATACAAATGAAAAAGTTAGCTGTAGGAGCAGTCGCAGGTGTACTGACGGCCGCAATGTGCATGCCTGGTTTTGCGGCAATTATAAGTACTGAACAGGGCGGAGTCACAAATTATATTAAAACAGATAGCTACAAAGGTTATGAGAATTTCCCGTGCTGGATTTGGTACCAGGGATATTGTTACTACTACGACCAGAATGGAAACTATTTAACGAATACGACTACGCCGGATGGCTATACAGTCGATGAATTAGGCCGCTGGACAGTAAATGGTAATCCGATCCATAGCGGTGCGGGTAACTACAAGATGAACACTGAGGATTATAATGGTAAGAGCGATGATGAGATTTGGGCGCTGATGAAAGAAAAGTTAATTCCGGTATACAAAGAGGCTATTGTAGGTTGGGATTATGACGGACCAGATGCAAATGGAAAACATATTCATATTGATCAATACACTTACGGATATGGAGATAATATCATTTGGACAGATAAAGATATGAGTACGTACGGTGGCTATGGCGAAACTGGGATCGAACACAATTCTCAAAGGCTTGGCACATTTGTAACAGCGTGGCTTGCAAATGATTGGTCTGATTTAGAACGAAGATACAATAACGCAATTTCGAAAGCTGTATATTCACAAAAACCAGATATCAAAGAAAAAACGATTAAGACGGTTGTCGGAGATAAGATTGGAACTGAACTGTTCAATTATATTAAACAGCATGCAGACAAAATAATCCCAGATGCTGAATGGAATCCGAATAGCAATCCTGATGGAATCAAAGCTAGCAAGTTGGACTTTTCTGCTTGGCAGAATCGTAAAACAGACTACGGAAAGATATTTTCGGTTGAAGTAACCGGTGAGGTCATCAATATTAAAGTTTACAAATAAACAAATCTAATATAAAATAAGAGGAGCCCAAAAGGCTCCTTTTTATTGTAATATTATCTGACGTAACAAAAAACTCAAAAAATAATGTGGTATCATATTCTATTTCTCGCGAGTAAGAATATTATAAATAATTGCAAATGCGGCTACAAAAAATTCGAGAGTCAAGCATTTGATAATATAACGTATCAATGTCGCGTAATCAATGATGGAATACATATGATATATTAATATATAGACAACAATCACATTAACAAAAACAATAGCAATAGCTATTTTTTCAAATATTTTTGAGCGGATGAATTCTAATAATTTTTCTAGCATAAGACACCTCATAGGAAAGCCATTTTGAGTATTATGTAAAAAATCCATCTATTCACACAGATTGGATTTAAAATTTTGAATTTGGCTTGATTTGAAGGGAAATCATGATAAGAGCAAATCAGAGGCAGACGCATAATGAAATGACCGAAATAAAAATTTAAACAAAAACGGAGGTAACAAGTGAATAGGAAATATACACTAACGGTTAAAGAAACAAATAAGAATTGTAAAAAAGATTATAAGGTCATTGTAATAGGTGAAAAAACAAGTTTAGCTAAAATAACAGATATGATCGTGTCGAAAATTATAAATTTAGTATTCGTTGTATATGCAATTGCAATGATTCTGGGAATGATTCTTGTTGATCCAGCCTGGGCATTACTGGCTGGATCATTTTCATTTTTCTTCACAATATGTACATATTTGAGAGATAAAAGTATAATTAAAATTGGTAATTTATTAATTGCAGCGACTTTGTGCACAGAAATCTTTATCGGTGCTTATGTATTATTGATTCAATATGTGTCAGTTGCGGATATTTTAAAATGCGTCAGATTTGAAAATATCGGAAATACGTTGACTTATATCGGATTATTTTTCTCTGTCATAACATCAAATCATCAAAATAAGAAATAAAATGCTGAAAATGGAATTCCAATGAATATAAGATAGTCAATATATGTCCAAATAATATCATTTACATAGGACTTCAATTCAAATTTATTATTGTGAGACATGATATGGAATTGACTGATATTATGGTTAAGGACTCTGAAGGAATTGTAATCTATCGCGCAAACAGGGATGACGGAGGATCATGGAATACAATCGTAAAAGGATACTTCGATAAAGATGAAGATGTCAAATACATAAATCCGCTCCGAACGGAGTCGCAGGATGTTCGCCATATTAGCACGTCAAAATAATTTTGAAAAATTTTTCCTCAGTCATTTGTCATTTTTGAAAAAACCCATCATAATATATATAGGTTTATTTGATGGGAACTTTTACGGAAGAAAACCAAAAAAAAGTTTCTCCATTTTCACTAAATCTTACATAATAAGAATGTACAAATAATTTGTTTAAACGAAAGGAAAAATACTATGAGAGATGTGACAGAGTTAGTAGAATTAAGAGATCGTGCCTATGAGGGCGGCGTAGAACTGAAAAATGCAATTGTAAACAAAACGGGAAAAACAGTCCATGATTATATGTATGTGCGTGCAGATAAAATGATTCAGGCAATGCATTATGGAAGAAACAATGAATTTATGGATAATGTGCTTAAACTTTCTAACATGTTTGAACTTCCGATTCCGCGACCATTACTTGAGGGAATGGCTGATGAAGAAAAATTTAAT